CTAACAGCAACTAACATTAAAAAAAGCCAAAACGAGTTATCTATCTTCATAAGTTAACCTGCCGGGCTTTGTTGTAATTGACCGCACTTTGGCAGCGCTTTTCTAAACTTACCTTATCAGTATTGCCGCATGTGTCATCTCGGAGTACGTATACGCCAGCGACCAAGAAAATGAGGATCCCGATAATGAAAGCGGATATGCATAGGCGAACTTTCCAAGACATACAGCATTCTCTATCTCTCTGCGCGTTATCAAGCCTTTCCACTCTTTACCCCCTGCGTATGTCCAGCGTTTAAGTTCGTTGCATGCACCAGCGATATCACCAGCATTTAGCTTCTTCAGCATCGTAGAACGCGCAAAAGCACCTGTTCCCACGTTGTAAGCAAAGGAATAGATTGCGGCTCGAATGTTATCGTCTAGATCAACTTTGATTAGCGGGTCTACACCCTTCCTGACTTTATTGAGGTCTCTTTCAAGCAAAGCTAAACATTCTGATTCGGAATAGGTTTTAGTGGGAATGATGTCAGCACCTGTATGGCCATAACATACAGTTTGCACACCAACTACATCTTTATACGGCTTAGTTTCCATGCCCTCAAAGTAAGCAATCATGCTTACCGTCAAGGCCATTAAGCCACCAGCGGCAGCTGTTTTAATTTTATTTGGTATCTTTGCCACTGTTAGCCTCTCTTAATTTGAATTCTTTCCGCTTGTAATACCAATTCACCAAAAATGTTGCGACTGTACATATGATCCCAATGAGTACCGCCCACTGATCTAACGATAAAGCCCCGACTGCAGTAGTGATGACTCCGAGAGCATAAGAAAAGGGGCTAGAGTATTTTTCGTGCATACGCATATCCACCCCCTGCGGAGTGTTCCGATGTTTTAGTTAATTGGTAGCCACCAGCAACTTCAATGTAGTAATTAAACATATTGAACTTGATTTGCTGTGGATAATACGAAGAAAGTCGCACTAGGCGACTTTATGAAATGAATGACCATTTCCCTGGCTAAGGCCATTTAGCGTTACTCATCCACAAGTCGGGACTTACTATGGCAGCATATCCATTGTTACCACTTTCTGTTTATTTCCTCGAATTCAAGGAAATTAAAATAGAAAGGTACACCATATAGCCATCGACGAAAACCTCATCTGGTGTCCATCACAACACAACTCTCAAAAATGAAGAATGTGCATATACTATAAAGCCCCACAGACGTGAGGCTTTATAGTTATTTGGTCCGCCATCGAGGCATCGAACCTCGACTCTTAACCTTAATTAAGCTAAATACTCTTCCAGTTGAGTTAATGGCGGGATGTACTTACTTTAGCCAATCTAACGTTACGTAGATCACTAAAAACATAAGTGCAATGATAAAAACATTTTTGATGAACCTAAAAATACAGTCATAAATAATAGATCCTGCCATGGTTTTTCCTTGGGCATTTTCCCGCCGGATACCACATCTATTTTTTAGATAAAAACTTGCGATTGCAAGGCTTGCTATTTATAGCAATGAGGTATGTTGTCTTAAACACCATAGCACACATATCGAATGGATACTCAATTAATAACAAAAATGCCGATTGACGAGGCTTCATCCTATAAGTTAGGTAACAACGTATTCACTCTTATCACACTAGCATTGATTTTGCGTAGCGCACTAATACTTTTTCACTATCCGCCGTGTTTTGTTTCCCCATAACTTCACTATCCATTTCTAAAACTACACCAATCATGGCTAAACACCCATCGACAAACCCTTCCGCTACTTGCATAATCTGGCGAACTCGCCCCTCGCTAACCTTTAATTTTTTTGCAATGCCGCGCTTTGATACACCATATAAATAATGCATAACTATCAGTTCTAGTTCTTCATCTTTTCTAACCGCTTTTAATTTAGCAATGACACTATCGATAATAATTCCATCATTGTCAGTGCATGAAAGCCTAGGAGCCTCTTTATTTGAGATCAACCCCTTAAATCCAGCTGCAATATGCGAATAATCTACACCGGGGTTATTACTTGCCCAGCCCGCCCACTTTTCTAAAACTAACTGAATATCTCTCATGCAATAATCTCCACTGCGTTCCGCACAACGCATTAACCGAATACTCCTAGACCGATAGAGCGATCTAGAAATTTAAATAACAAAACTAACTGGCTACCGTTTTCTTGTTCCCACTGTTTTGGATCTTTGTGTAACTCGCTGTGGTGAACTCGACATAATGGGATAGTGAACAAGTCATGGGCTTTTGTGCCTATTCCACCTTGCCCATAACCGATAATGTGATGTGGGTCGTCAGCCGTAGCACCACACACGCAACACGGTTGTGATTTAACCCATTTCAAGTAGTCGTCATTAGTCCAGCGCTGAAGCTTTGGAAACTTCATAAAGCTTGCTGGTGGCTCAGCGTCTATGGTTAAATTTAATACAGGTTTTGATACCNGTTCACCATTCACCTCGTCGCTGAAGTTATGTTGAGAAGAAGAGATTAAACCCGAGGGTTGATGCTTTAATTCATCGGGCAATGCCGTGATCAGCATTCTTCCACTAAACATACCTAGGCTCGCTCCTGGTTTAAACATCACTGCATTCACTTCTGGAATGATGATTGGAGTTAATATCCATTGATGAATCATGCTGATTTTTCCCTTCCTTATTAAGAGGGTGTATCTCAATTTCAAACCGGCCACCTTTGACTACTTCACACCATTCAATGATTGCGCGCCTAACCTGAACATCATCACTCCAAACACCTGCATGTGTTAATGCATCAAAAGGCGCTTTCAAGTAATTATCGATATCCATTCGGCGTTTTGATGGCGGATACATCTTAACAATGACAGATACATGCTCAGTGATTGCTTTCGGTCTTCTACGTAATTGCTCATAAATGGCTGCTGCTGCATTTGCGCGGAACGCGCGCCCTTTTGCACTGATCAGGGTTTTACCGTTGATATTCCGCCAGCAAGCGTTAACACTTGGAGGAAATGGTAGTGTTAGAGATATTGAGTTACTCACTAATTACCCCCTTATTCCATACAATTACTGCCATTGGTTTATCATTAACATCGGGACCTTTAGCACCACAGCTATGACATCAGACATAGAACCATGTCCTATAACTATGACTTTCAACTGTTGTGTCAGAACTATTGCAATAACGGCAAGGCTGGATTTCTGGCATCTTGTCTTTCATGCTCTAACTCCCGCCAGCAATTTATCTAGTTGTTTAAGCAAAGGGCTTCCCATATCGCCGATGTAAGCTTTTTCAACAACTCTCATTTCACCCAAAGAGTCCGTTTCTTTCTTTTTAGAGGGCTCTACTGGCATTTCAAGCACAGGTTTTACTTCTACCCTTTTCACTCGCCTTGCTGCCTTTCTCGCTTCCAACTTTTCAGCCTTCAGTCTTTCAAACTCTAACTTCACAGCCTTTAATTTCGTTACCGCATAAGGATCTACTCTATAACGATTTTCAGGGGTCACCTTACCGTTATATTTACCGATTAATTTCACGCACCCAAGTTCAACCATTACCTTCAATAATCGGCGTGCAGTGGCATTGTGAATAGAGCATCCACTCGTCAATGTTTTGACAGTGAAATTATCGTAGCTACGCATCGCCTTAATCAAATCAATCCCTTGTTGATACATGTAATCTTTCACGCAGCCACCCCCATCTTTTTAGCTAACCACTGCGCTTGCTCTATGAATGCCTTGCCAATCGCTTCTAACTCTTCGCGATGAATGTAACTAACCCTGTCACCTTTCCAATCCTTATCAAATACAACAACCGCGCCAGCAAAGAATGCGCCTGTCGGTTTTTGCTTTTCATCTGCGGGGATAAACCATTTAGGAACGTCAAAACCAATGCGTCCACGGATGAAACAAACATGATCTGCATCTTCTGGCCACCAGCTTTCACTCGTCGCTGCTTTTAATAAAAAGACATAACGACCACCTTTATCACGCATAGAACGTGCATGGTTTATGATGTGACCAACGCCAGTAATAGCCTGTTTTTCGTGGTAGGAACTACGGGAATAAGGTGGGTTTCCAAATGCTGCTCCGCCAATTTCTTTTAGCTTTTCCGACCAATCCTGCGTTAGTGCATTATCTTCAGCGGTGTAAAAATGAGGGGCTTTGCTATTAGCGCCATCAGTGAATAAATCGAGGGTGAATGGACCAAACTTAGTATTAATTCCCCAATATAATTCTTCGGGTGAGCACCACTGATCCCCAATCTCATTAAGTTTATGGGTCGGCTTTGATTTCAATAAATTAAGCTTTTTAACATACTCACTCTGTTCTTCTTCCAGTTCGCATAGCATTGGCTCGCATGATTCACTGCATGAACCAGCATCATAGCCACCAGCACCACGGATGGTTTCAGCTATGTCATCACGAGAATGATCCGCAAACATTGCAATAATTCCTTCGGGTGAATTATTACCTCGATACATGATTTTATTTTCTTGTTGGCGGCGTTCTACGACATGAACGGATTTATCTTGGATAACATTAAGAAATTGCTGTGCTAGCTCTGGTTCATCACGAGTTGCTAAAGCGATTTTATTAATGCTTTTTTTTACGCAGAAAACGCAGTTACCCAAATGCTCAGGTAAATCTAGATCGAAAGGTTGTTCAGCCCACCAGTCAAGAATGTCTTGTTTCTCAACTTCGCTGATATCAGCAAGATATGAAACACCCTCACGCTCTTTTAATCGCTTTGGCTCATCAGCTCTAATGCCTAGCCATGTGTGGTACTCACCGTAAGTCTCTTTACAGTAACGAGTGAAAACCTCTGTTTTCATCGTTCGAGTACAAAAAGCACCATGTACATACGGAGTGCCGTATTTACTGCAAGCATCTATCCACGGTTGTAAGTCGTGCCTAATGTCATCAACTGAAATAACTTTGTAGGTGTTGGCTTTTCCAAGTTCCGGATCAATAACAAGTCGCAGGCAAACAAGGTCAATATTCCAGTTTTTGGCAACATTGCGGATAAATTCATAGGTTTTAGGGTGTTCCGCACCCGTATCCATAAAGACATGTTTTATTGTTAAATTTTCTTTAGCGGCTTTTCGTTCTAGTAAATGGACCATAAACGCTGAAGTGCGACCACCAGAGAAACTAGACACATGGATCATTAGGTAGCACCTCGCTGCTGGTGGGCTTTCGCAAACATACGAATCCGCTTATAACGCTGATGAACATTGAAATGTTCTGATACCGAATTTAAGTGATTGAATTTTCTGCATGCAACTAATGCACTTCGAGAATCATTCCAACACCCACGCAACTCGCGAATAGCCCACCAGCGGCGCAGCTGATGCAACATGGCGACAATGCCAAAAACGTTAGTGCCGTAGATTTTTTTAGCTTCACTGCGCATCACGCTGTCACCTCTCTCGCTGCTTGCTCTGCTGCCTGTTGCCAAATACCTTTCCATGCAGAACGCCCGGCAAATTCATTAAGGCGACCTAAACCGCTTCTGCTAGCCATTTCTTTGGCAATTTCTTGGATTCTGTTAGCTGGCTTCCAGCCCGTTGAGAAAATTTGAGTGAATACAGTGTCACGCTCAACAGTGTCGATACTCACAGCTACCTCACCCGGCTTTAGCCACTTTCCGTTAGCACATACAGGACGCCCAGCTTCATGCCATTTCTGAGCCTTTTCGAAATACTCCATGCAGTTCTCAGGGCTAAATAATGTTTTTGGTCGCAGGTAATCACTCATTTTTGAGTCATTCATCCACTTAGCCGTGATGTAGTCAGTCACAAGGATTAAATCATCTGAGGTGTAATTTTCAGCTAGACGGGCTCTGATATGGCCCATAGTAGTTTTGCCATCGCGATAGCTTGAATTAGTGACTTTGTTGAAATGTTCTAAAACAATTTGTGCGTGGTCGGGCTCAGCATGAGCCGGACAAAAAGAGTTACTCTCTGTTGTAATCTCTTGAGTATTCTCTGTAGTACTCTC